ACTGATGACTCGATGGCAAACCGATTAGGTTCTAATTGTCAAGCCCGCGAAGCAGTCGCTGGTTGGTTCATCGGTCAAGACGACGGCCAAGCCGAAGACTTCAATCCTGCGACGGCTCAAAAGCTGTTCCGCCTTATTGGCCGCGGCCACGGAGCATGGCTGAACAAGAACGCTAAGGTTTCGATATCGAACATTCGCCAGTCGAACACGAGCACTACAGATTACGGTACATTCTCGGTTATCATTCGAATGATGTCCGATACGGACAATGCCATACAGGTATTGGAAAGATTTGATGAGTGTTCTTTAGACCCTACATCTCCTAACTACATCGCTCGCAAGATTGGTGATAGATACCAAACATGGGATGAAACAGAAAGACGCCTGAGAGAGTACGGCGAATACGAAAACCAGTCAAAGTATATTTACGTTGACGTGAACGGTGACGTCGCAGCCGGCGCAAGTGGTTTAGAAACACAGCTTCCATTCGGCTACTACGGGCCTCCCAAGTTTAAAGATGTTCCCGATATTCAAATTAGGCCTACGGCGCTGGCAGCCGGCGCTGGTACAGCACCTTTAGCTGAATCTTACATCACGTTGCGTGTAGGTAGTACTGTCGCCGGTGCAGCACTTGGGACTGATCAGTTCAGCTTAAGCGGCAGTGGTGATGGAAAAGCCGCCGGCACCAACGCCGGTAACGTTAGTGGTCTAGGCTCAGTCAAGCTGACCTTCCCATCAGTCCGACTCCGCAACTCTGGCTCAGACGGTGGAACCACCAACCCAAGAAATGCTTACTGGGGATTCTCTCCATCGCGCACCTCGGGTTCAGCTCGCTTCGACCCAAGCTGCCCTAACGTACAGGATCTTCTGAATGCGAACTTCGGCGCCTTAGCTGATAACTCTACACTGAGTATGACTGGTGTCGATGGGTATTCTTACATCTTTACATTGGATAACTTGGCTCCGGATCCTCGCTTTAGCACGCTGGCTATGAAATACCTGTCAGGTTCACGAACCGACGAACTTTCTTACACAGCGATGTCCGGTACATACGTCAACCTTCTGGATGCCGGCTTTGACAGGTTCACTGCTCCATTCTGGGGTGGGTTCGACGGATTCAACATCAAGTTGCCCGATCCGCTTTACAACAAGCAAATGAGTGATGCGGCAACAGAGCAAAACAGCTCCGCCTACTACACCATCAAGAGAGCAATCGATACTTTGGCTGAGCCAGAGCAGGTTGAAATTAACTTGATGGCCACTCCGGGTCTTACACAAAAAGCTCTCACACAGCATATGGTTAGCGTTTGTGAAGACCGTGCCGATTCGATGGCGCTTATCGACTTAGAGAACGTGTACATTCCGATTGCTGAAGAGTACAAGAGCACAGTTGCTGCTCGTGTCCCCGGAAACCCGCAGGCTGTTGCAACCGCGCTCAGAGATAGAGGAATTGATTCTTCTTACGGTGCAACCTTCTACCCATGGGTGCAGACTCGCGATGCCAACTCAGGCGCCGCACTCTGGATTCCACCAAGCGTTGCTATGCTCGGTGTCTTGGCTAGTTCTCAGAAGAGAGCACAACTTTGGTTCGCTCCCGCTGGATTTAACCGCGGCGGCTTGTCCGAAGGTGCTGCGGGAATCCCTGTTACGGCCGTCACTGAGAAGTTGACTTCTAAGCAGCGTGACACCCTTTATGAATCAAACATTAACCCGATTGCTTCCTTCCCATCTAGCGGAATCGTAGTATTCGGCCAGAAAACCCTCCAAGAGAGACAATCTGCACTAGATAGAATTAATGTACGCCGACTGGTGATTTACTTGAAGAAGCAAATCTCAGTTATCTCTACGAAGATTCTTTTCGAACAGAATGTACAAACTACATGGAATCGCTTCATCGGTCTTGTTGAACCATTCCTTGCTAATGTTAAGAGTAACTTCGGTATCTCTGACTACAAGTTGATTCTTGATGAGTCAACAACAACCCCCGATCTAATAGATCAAAACATCATGTATGCTAAGATTATGGTCAAGCCTGCGCGTTCGATTGAATATATTGCAATCGACTTCGTAATCGCCAACACCGGTGCATCATTTGATGATTAAAATTAATCTGAACACTATTTAGAAATTGAATATAGGAGCCATTTAAAATGCCATTCTGGTCAGACAACTTTGCAGAGAGTACACAACTCAAAGATCCTAAACGTCAGTTTAGGTTTAAGGTAGAATTCACAGGAATTAGCGCACCTCAAGGGGGATCCCTCATGTGGTACGCGAAGACTGCCAACAAGCCCGCTTTCACTATCGAGACAGCGGAACACCAATACTTGAACCACACGTTCTATTACCCCGGTTCAGTGAAATGGGAACCGATTAGCATTACCCTTGTGGATCCACGCGATCCCGATATGACCGCTACTCTTTCCGATATCATTAACCTTTCGGGTTATACTCCCCCATCAAACCCTAACTCACTTGGCTCCATGTCTAAGTCCCGCGCAGCGGGTGCATTGGGCGCGGTTTATATCTCGCAGATTGATGGCGATGGGAACGAAATTGAAAAGTGGACTCTTTGGAACGCATTTATCACGAATGTGAAATACGGTGACCTTTCTTACGGTACAGATGATTTGGTGGAACTGACCATTGAAGTACGGTACGACTGGGCTCGCTTACAGACTCCCGGCGGCCCTTCTAGAGCCACCGGTGGTGATGAGCAAACAACTTTCTTCCAATCGTAGTACAATAACCATTTAAACATGATATAATGTTTACACACAATATTTCAAAAGAGGTGTATATTGTCAAGAAATAGTGATAGGATGGGCGCCCAACAAGCTGTTGATGGGGCCCCTACCCAACAATTAATGCAAAATACGGAAACAAATGATTTTTCTTTCATTGTTCCCACTGAAATAGTAGATCTCCCCTCCAAGGGGGCCTATTATACCGAAGGTCACCCATTACATGGGTCCGAAACAATCGAAATTAAGCAAATGACTGCCAAAGAAGAAGATATGTTAACTTCTCGCACATTGCTTAAAAAAGGTGTTGCCTTGGAGCGAGTCATGAGCAGCATCATTATTAACAAAGCGATCGATCCAGATTCGTTATTGGTAGGAGATAGAAACGCCCTCATTATTGCTGCGCGAATCTCCGCATACGGGAACGAGTATAACACAGGGGTGACATGCCCGGAGTGTGGAACCGCTCAAGATTATAGCTTCGACTTAAATCAGGCAAACGTATACAGTACGTATACAGATGCGATATATGTGGCTAATAACAACGGAGATGGCACTTTTACAACCATCTTACCGCGAACCAAGCTTGAAGTAACATTCCGGCTTTTGAATGGAGCAGATGAACGCAGATTTATGGCTGGAGTCGAAAACGACAGGAAACAGAAGAACTCCCACGAGAAGAATATTACTCGCCAGTTGTTAAACATGGTAGTTGCCGTTAACGGTAACAGTACAGCAGAGGCAATAAACTATTTGGTTCAGAACATTCCCTCCATGGATGCCCGGCATCTCCGATCCGCTTACAAGGAAGCAAATCCAAACATCGATCTTACACAACACTTTGAATGCGCAGAGTGTGACTACGAGAGCGAATTGGAGGTTCCGCTTTCTGCAGACTTTTTTTGGCCTAACGCCTGATTATATGGAGAATGTGTATGAGCAGTTCTTCTTCCTGAAATATTCCGGAGGATGGTCTCTCTCAGAAGCATACAATCTACCTGTAGGTTTGCGCAAGTGGTTTGTCGAAAGACTGTCAAAGCAGCTCGAAATGGAAAAAGAAGCACTGGAACAAGCCTCCTCCGGTCGAGGGAGTGGCAGAAGCCAGACACAAACTTTGACAGAAGCAAATGGGCCTCCCGCGCCTATTTCCTATGGAAAAAAATATGGACAGAGTTAAATCTCTGTCTTTTTTTGTGCAAACTATTTATTGAGTAAGGATATTTTTGTATGGCCGATTTTCAGGATGTAGTTGATGCGATCAATAATCTGGGGACACAACTAGGCGCTCGGAATCAAGGTGGTCAGCCGGAGACTCCTGAGCAAATAACAAGCAGAATGGAAGCCCTTGATGCGGAAAATCGGTCGCTGGAGCGCCAGCAGCGATTGCTTGAGCAACGTGCAGACTCAGCCGATCGAGATCAAGCCCTCAGAGACAACGAGATTCAGCAAAGTCAGTTGACTGAGAAGCGCTTAAAAGCTGTTAACGACCTCTATGCAGCCCGAGGTGAAGCTCAATCCGATGAAGCTAGAGCGACCAAAAAAGCTGCGGAAGCAGCGGAGGAATATACAGATAAACTTGAAGAACAAAATCACCAGCTGAGAGAGAACACCAAAGCGCGTGAAGATGCGACGTCGGCTATCGGCTCACTGACGAATAGTGTTACTCAGTCCATGGCAGCTTACCAGAAGCACAATACCGTGAATGTAGCGAATATCGCCAGTATGGCACAGCAAATAAAGAAAGCAGGCCTATTGGGAACCGCAACAGCACTTCTCAAGGGTAGTCTGATAGCTTTAGTCGACTCAATAATTTCTATAACATTAGAGGTGGATAAAGAAAGCTCATCATTGATGCGTAATACTGGTATAACGCGTGAAAATGCACTCGCAATGTACGAGAACCGAAGGGCCATGGCCGGTTTAGGTGTCGAAACCAAAGAACTGAGCGCGGCACAAATGTCTCTCCGTGCAACCACGACAGACTTCACCACGATGTCAACACAGCACCAGCGCCTCATTGGCGAGACAGGCGCCCTGTTGGCTGAGCAGGGTGTTTCCTTGGAAGACTACTCAAAAGGCATACAAACGTCAACCAAGGCCTTTGGATTAAGTGGTATGGAATCCGCCGCGGCTTCAAGAGAGTTAAACAGTTTGGCCGCAGAAATCGGCGTCTTGCCCAAGCAAATGGCTTCCGATTTTGCCAACGCCGGCGGACAGTTGGCTAAGTTTGGCTCAGATGGTGTTAGAGCCTTCAAAGATCTGGCCATAACCTCTAAGGTCACAGGTCTTTCAATCGACAAGCTTTTGAAAATAACAGAGAAGTTTGATACTTTCGAGGGCGCCGCAGAACAAGCTGGTATGCTTAACGCTGCATTGGGCGGAAACTTTGTCAACGCGATGGATCTTATGACAACAACAGATCCCACCGAGCGTTTTGAGATGATTCAAGATGCGATTATGAACACGGGCTTATCTTTTGATGATATGTCATACTACCAAAGGAAGTTCTACGCAGAAGCTGCTGGCCTCGATGATGTTAATGATTTAGCTCTTCTTATGTCAGGCAACTTTGATTCGCTTGCTGGGGCACAACAAATGACTAGTGCTGAGATAAAAGACCTAGAGGCTCGTACTCAGGAATTCCAAAACGCAGGCGAAAAGTTGCAAAACTTACTTAGAACTCTTATTCCTCATTTAGAACCTTTGATTATCCAATTTCACTCCCTTGCAATGAGCTTCCTTCAAAACCAAGATAATATTGACAACATTAAGGATGCTTTTAGTACAATGGGTACCGTTCTTGGATTCGTAGCTGAAAACTTTAAAGCGGTCGCCATCGGGATCGGGGCGTTAGGCCTCGGGTACGTAATTGTAAAATTCGCCTTGACTGCTAAAGTAATTGCGGCGCTGGGCGCGTCCAGCACCGGCGCCGTACCCGGCATGTTAGCGTTTGCCGGCGCCGTGACTTTGCTCGGAGTGGGTATCGGTACAGCCACAAGCGGAATAGGGGACTTAGCCGCAGGATTTAAGGGATTAGATGGTACAGCCATAGCAGCAGTCGCCGGAACACTAGTGGCCATGGCCTTCGGCCTGAAAGTACTTGCTGGTGCAGCTATTACCGCTACAGGACCCCTGCTAACATTTGGCGGCGCCGTCGTATTGATCGGCGCGGGAATAGGCATCGCGGCAGCAGGTATAGGGGCAATGGGTGCTGGTTTTGGCATGATGTTTGAAAATGCAGACGCAGACAAACTCGGTGCTTTCGCGGGCGTCATTTTCTACCTCGCTAGCGCAATCGGAATTCTCGGTGGTTTAGGTCCCATCGGTGCCGCGGGAATGGGAATCTTAGCCGGCGGTTTTCTTGCTCTAGGTGCATCGATCATGATGATGGAAGGCTCCCTCAATGCTTTCGCGGTCTTTACTGGCCATCTAAGTGCATTATCGGCGAACTCCACAGGCTTAAAACAAGTAAGTACGGAGATAGTTGCAATTGCTGATGCCATCAACACATTACCACTTTTCCCAACAATGGCTCTGTCGACAGCATTCGAGGCTGCGAGAGCGAACGTGGAAGTTACTTCCGCAGCAACAGCCGCGGCAGCCCCAGCAGCAGCAGCAAATACAAATCAAGTGCCTCCAAAAGTTGAAGTAAAAGTATATATTGATGATGTGGAAGCTTCTCCGCGCAAGATCGAGACCACCTTGAATGGCATTTTAGAGCCGCTCTTAACGTAATAGGAATAAAAAACAATGCCCGACGAAAAATCACCTCCCAATCTGGGACTAGGAATGTTCAATCAAGAGCGGTATGATAAGATTACCCTTAACGATCGCCGCGGCACGCTTGCAGGCCATCTGAGTCCTGCTAGCACCGATGGTCTTGCCAACATCGCTGAGGCGGTTATCTCATTTTATCATATGCCATCCGAAAGTGATGTGTTCTTTAAGGCCTTTATTACGTCCTTCGCTGAAACATATGCATCTAATTGGAATGAAGAAACAGTTTTTGGCCGCACCGATCCGATCTATACATTTAAGAATAATAACAGAAGAATAACATTAGGATGGAAGATTCCTGCTGACACCACAAGCGAAGCATACGAG